AGTTTATACATTTAGAAGGTGATACTTATGGCATATATGATACACAAAAATCAATACATGACATGCCTTCTTTTGAATGTGGTAATGATAAGGATGCTGTTAATGGTCTTATGACTGCAGTTAAAAGTCAAAGATCTGGAAACTTAAGAATGAATGATGAGTTTTGTATTAATCTTGGTGTAGATGTAGATTATTTTACATACAATGATTTTGATCAAAATACATTTGCTATTGCAGATTGGATTCAAACTATTGTTGATTATACAAATGATATATATTCAAATGATTTAAATTGTACAGTAGAAGTAACTGTTTTACATATTTGGGAACAATCAATTTATGATTATGCTAATGCAACAACAGTTGCTGGAGTTATAACAGACTATGGTGATTTTGCAGAGTATGGTTTGATTGAATGGGGATTTTATACTGCACCTACAGGTACTGATTGTGCTGCGTTAGCAATTGATTCTAATCCTTTTAATGATTGTGCTCCTCATTGTACAGATTATAGTGTACAATGCCTTATAAATTGGAATGGAATACCAGAATTAGCTGCTGAAATAGTACCTGGTTTAAATTCAGTTGATATGCTTCATATGATAACTAGGAAACAAATAGGAGGTGGTATAGCTCATGGTATAGGTGGTTATTGTGAATTAGAAGATAATTTAGACCGAAGTCAAACTTTTGTATTTGGAACAGGTGGTGCTAAATCAGTTGCAGTAAGTGGTAGTTTAATTTCACAGTTTCCTTCATATGAATATGGGCAAGAAATAACAGGGGATAGTATGGGTGGTTGGATATATCAAGCAGTAATTGTACCTCACGAAATGGGTCATATTATAGGTGCTTATCATTCACATAGTTGCACTGCTTATAATGCTGATCCAACTTATAATTATGCAGGAGGCCCTTTAGATAATTGTGTTGTTACTGGTGAAAATGAAGGTTGTAATGCTGGTAATGGAGTTTGTGATGGTAATACAACATTTTATAATACTAATTTAGGCTTTGGTACATTAATGAGTTATTGTCATGCTGGTAATGGTTGTAATGGTGATGTTGCTGTTCAATTACAGTTCCATCCAATTGTAAAAGACCAAAGAATAATACCTTTATTAGAAGATCATGCTACTCCAGAGTGTTCTGCATGTGTACCGCCTCTTGGAGGATGTACTGATCCACTAGCAGAAAATTATGATCCTAATGCCACGTTTGATGATGGTTCATGTAGGTATAGAGAAATTTGTGGATGTAAATGTGATTCTGGATATACAATGGTTTATGCTGGCACTACTAATCCAATATCTGAAGAAATGTGTATTCAGTATGGTGGAACAAATACTGAATGTATATTAGTTGATTGTGAAGAATCACCATATGAACCTTTCCCACCATCATTTGAATTAGGGGGTATTTGGAGACATAATGATAGGTGTGATTTATATACAAACTATTATAATGAACAATATGGTTGGGAGATAGAATTTGTAGAATCACAAGGTCAAGTTGTAAATACATTGAGAAATATAGAATATGAAATGGAAGCTTGGTTATATAAAACTCCTGAAGATACTAATGGTAATCCTTTAGAAGGTTATTCAAGTTGTGAAAATAAATATCATGAATTAGATTTTAACTTTAATAGAGCTATTATTTATAATACAGAACAAGTATCAGGTTTATTAAATTTAGTTTTAGCACGAAAAAATGATGCTTGGTATAATAATCAATTTCCAAACACAAATGGTGGAATTTATAATATACTGTATAAAAAAGAAGAGCAGAAATTTAGATTTAATCAATTTTGGGATACAACAAGAAATAGAGGTGAGATAATATTTCCAAATGGTGACTTTGATAGTAATATATTTACAGTTAATGAACCAATATGGCATACTGAATTAGATGGATATACAAGACAATTAAATCCACAAAATTTAAATTATTTTAAAGATCCATTAGAAAGAAAAAAGTTTAGACATTATTGGAACAAAATAGTATTAAGAAGACAGCCGCTATCAATGGTAGGACCTGCTGGTCCAATGTTACAACCAGAAATAAGGAACATGATATTTAAAGTAGAAAATTCAAATATTAATTTATCATTTAGGTAATGAAATTTAGTAAAGACGGATATAAGAAAAATAGTGAGGATAATCAAAAACCTTTTTTGTTTATACAAGGGGGTGAAGATGGTACATCTATAACTATGGAAGATGTTACAATTCCTGTAATGGGTATTGATAACTTAGGCTACAGTGAATTAATGACACCAGGCGGTGAATATAAATTTCCTGGTAGCACTGTCTTAGAGCTTCCATTAAATAAAAAAGCATATGGTGGTCCAGGAGGTATGACTACAGTCCTAAGAAATAGATTGTATGATGAAAAAAGAGATAAGAAGTTTGCTGAAGAGGGAACAGAAGTAAGATCTATACCTATGATACCAACGCCTCCTATTATGGGGCCATATCAAGAATCTATTTTAACAGAGGATGACATACAAATGATTACTAATTGGGTTAGTGAACTTAAAAAAGAACAAGAAAGAAAAAATAAAAATGTTGTTTCTTCAGATAATTTATCAGAAGATTTTGAAGCTATTGATAATGATTTAAATAATGATGCTAATAATCAAGAAAATGAAACTAATATTTTAGATTCTAAAATAAAAAAAGATTTAGATCTTATAAAAAATGCTCCATCTAATTTAAAAGATCATAGTGACTTATTAAGTACAGATCTTCCTGATTATAATGCTGGTAGTGATCTATACTTTAAAATAGATAGTACAGGAGGTTTAGGTCAGACTTTAAATATAACTGATAAATATGATAAGTTAAAAAATAAAACAGCATTAGATTTAGAAATAGAAATAGAAAAAGCTAGAGATTTAATTTCAGGTACAGATACTTCTGAACTTACTGATATAATTGTTAAATCAAATATACAAGAAAAATTACATCTTGATAATTTAACTAAGAACTTACAAATAAAAGAAAGAAAGAAAGCAGATGCTACAATAGAGGATTTAGAAAAACAATATTATCAACAATATGTATCTAGTGATTACTCATTAGCAGATGCTGAGTCTGTAAGAAAAGTACAACAAGATGTTGTTGATGCTGGCTTAGGACATTTACTAGGTAAGTTTGGCCCTAACAAAGATGGTATAGATGGTAAGTATGGACCTAAAACTAAAAATGCTGTAAGGCAAATGCTTGCAAATGAAATAAATTCATTGGGTACTGATTATAACTTTACAGAATTTTGGAATCCTGTAGAAGATGGTTATACATTTAATAATAGTCAACAATGTACTTCTGAAGGTTGTGCTGATATGGTTATTAAAGATTTTCAAAATTCTGGAGTAGATGTAGAAAAAATAGGTATTTCAGGAAATAATGCTTGGAATATGTATGATGCTTTAACCCATAACAATGGTATAAGTAAATATAACATTTTTGAAAATATGGAATCTCCAACTAGTGTGGAGGATGCACGTAATAAAATGTATAATGCTATTAAAGAGGATCCAATATATGTTGGACCAACAAAAGAAGATATTCAATCTCCGCTTGAAAAGGGTGATGTTGTAGGTATATTTTTTCCTAACTCAACTTATCAAGAAGTAGCTAATAATGAAGCTGGTGGACTTGGTGCTAGAAAAGGTTCTAACCCTACTTATAATAGTCATGTAGGCTATGTTATTGGACATGATGTAGACGGTACACCTTTAATAAAACATTCTTTTGTTCCTGATAATCCTGAAACAAAAGCAGTAGAAGGTAGATCTGTAATTACACGTGCTGATGAAATAAAGGTAGCAGGAGTTGATAGTTATATTACTTGGGCTGTAGAACCAGCTAAATTTCAGTTGAATAAAACATTTGATAGATCTAATATTAAACCTGTTATTGAACAAGATGAAATGGATCTTATGACAGATGAGTATCTTAAAAATTTAGAATTAAAGATAGAAAGGCCAATTACAGATCCTAATAAAAAAGAAATGATAAAATTTCAATATGAAACTATAACTAATTCAATAGCAACTATTGCTGACGAACTTGGTATAGTTGCACCTTATGATATTATTAGAGATGTACAATTAGGTATTCAAAATGTGGAAACAGGAATAGGTGGTGCAAGTGTTAAGAATCAAAAGTTTATAGATATGCGTGGTGGTAAGGCTTCAGTTGAAGATATAGTTAAGCTTTATCAAGATGGAAAAATTACAGACAAAGATTTACTATTAAGTGGTGGTAATGAAGTAATTGATGTAGCTTTAAATAAAGGTATAATGGGTGGCGGTGGATTAAGTAAATTTAATTTTTTGTTTGGTAAAGATGATGATTATGAAACACCTTTTGAAGCTACAAATAAATTTAGAGAACCAGAGGATATATCAAGAGGTTTATATAATACTAAATTAAGTCAAGCAAGTCCTTTATATTTACACTATTATGGTTTAAATGAAAATAATATAGATAAAGTATATAATACGGATGGTACTTTAAATAAAGAAAATGCTGAAGCTGCAATAAATTTTCAAACAAGTAGGTTGCTAAGAACTTATGATACGTTTAATGCTTTTAAACAAAGGTTTAATAATAAGTTTCCAAATGATCCTATGACAGAAGAAGATGTTATAAACATGATGATAATGAGTCATAATCAAGGAACAGATATACTTTTAAATTTTACTCAAACAGGAAGAACACACGGTGCTAAAAATTCAGATGGAGATTATATACATACACCTAAACAATGGGAAGTAGAACAAGGTCTAGTTGATGGATCACCATGGGATGTAGAAGATTATTTATTTGAGCTTAGAAGAATGTATAGAGGAAATGTTAAAGATTATACTAGCACTGATTGGAAACATCTTGATGCTATTAATGAAGGTTTAGGTAAATGGTTTTATAATATAGATAGCCCAGATGGTCATGAATCATATGTTAGTAAAGTTAAAAGATATGTGGATAATAAAAATGTTCCATGGACAGCTTATGAACTTAATGAATATTTATTAGATCTTGAAACTAAAAGAGATGAAATATTAGTTTCATCAGGAAATCTAAAAGATAACAGATTAATAGAACTTACAGATGAAAAAGAATTTGTTAATATGTATATAGACAAAAAAAGACTTGAAGAAGATTTACCACAAGTTTTAAGTATGTCAACTGAGCGCCGCTTAGAAGCTGAGGCAAGAGAGCAGTATGCTAAAATAAATTCTATTACTGAGAATATAGATCAAGTTAGTGCAATATTAAATGATTTAAAAAGTCAAGATAAATTAAATGAAAATCTTCTTACAGTAGATAATCCAGAAGATGATGATGAAGCATTAGCATCAAGAAAAGAAGGAGGTGAAATTAATTCAGAAAAATTATTTCCTGAATGGGATGACTTACAAAAAGATTTAGCAATGTATAGAGAAGGAAATGAAATATCAGATGAATCTAAAATAAAACTTGCAGATCTTGGTTTTGAACTTACACCACGTGATAAATATGAAAATTATCCAACTGATATGATAGTTAGTTTTATAGATCTAAAAAACTTTAAACCTGGTGGAGATATTACATTAGATAGACAAGTAGATATATATGAAGATTATATTAATGGTAGATTAAAAAGTAATAAAGCAACTAAGGTATATGATAAATTAAATAGATTTTATTATTATGCAGCAAAAGGTAAAGAAATGTCAATCTTAGATTACATGAAACACAAGTTGAAACAATCATAGCTATTAGATTATATGCTGATTATTTAGTATATTATAATATATAGTGCACTTTTTTTATGGGTTATAAAAACAAATACATATTAAACTATTTAAAAAACGGAGGTAGTCTACCAAAGTTTAATGGTGGTGGTATTCTTTCTGGTACAGATTTAGATTACTACGATCCTAATTTGGTAAAAAATAAGTTTCCAGATTATGATGATAGTGATAATGTGTATACTAAAATGAATGATCCAAAAAACAAACCAGGTAATAAAGCTGAAATGATATTTGCCAATTTACAAAAAGCTGTAAAAGATGGTAGAATAAAACAATCACAATATGATGCTATATATTCTTCTTGGCAAGAATTAGGACAACCTGAAGTAAGAAATACTGGCTCATCATTAATGACTGCACTAGCTACAATGTTTGGAGAAGGTCAAATGAACAGCGATGGTAGAGATAGACCTTATACTTTATTAACACATCCTAATACTATTTGGGTTGATATGGATGCTGATCCTAATAAGATTATAGATGATATGGCAGAAGAGTTTATGCATATAAATCAAGCTGATGAAAAAGGTTATCTTAACTATCTTACACAAGGCGTTTTACTAGATGGAATTTCACAAAGACTTCCTGGTGCAGCTGTTGGTACTATATCAAGCATAACAGATTTTTTTGGTTTAGATTCTGCTTCAGATTGGATTGATGAAAATGTAGCACCTACATTTAATCCATATAATAAAACATGGACATTGGAAGGTGGTCATACTGTTGATGAGAATCCAAGCAATGAGTATTTAAAAAACCTTAAAGAAGAAATAAATGAAACTCCTGTGGTAGAAGAGAAAGAAGATTTTTCAGGAAAGAATCCTCATGAGTATGGTACAGATGATTGGCAAGAATGGCAAAACAGAAAAAGACAAAATACGTTATATGGTAAGAGATATGGGGGAGCATTACCTAAACTACAAAACGGTAATGGTGAAGGTGGTTTATTAGATTGGTTAAGTAATACAGCTAGTGATGTATATTCTGATATGATGTCAGGACCCACTATAAATCAAATGTTAAATCCTTATAATTATGAAGGATTTTTGGATATGTACCCATCAGTAAAAGGAAGTAATTTAAATGAGGCATTTGCTAATGCTCAAAAAAATCATCCTGATTCAGAATACTTTTTGTGGGAAGGAAAAAGATATCTTAATGAAAAGAAAGGAGAATCTAAACATGATGAACTAACACAACAGTTTATAGACAGAATTATGAATTCAGATGATAAAAGAATCACTGATGAAATAAAACAAAATTTTATAGAAGAGTATACAAGATTAAATAGTCCTGCAGTACATATATATGAAGGTGATAGAGATTATGTTGATAATTGGAGTGGACGTCCTAGAATAAATCTTAAAAGTATAACTACTGAGGGTGATCCTTTAAAACGTAGTGATTACCAATTGTTATTAGATTTTGCAAATGAAGCTCCTCATATAGAACAACATAATGAAGAAGGTAGGCTTAATTATTTAAAAGATTATGCTAAGGAATATATAGAAGCAGGAGGTGATCAAGATGCTTTATATCATATACATGGTTCAATGGAACATGGTGCACATGCTGGTGAAGATCTTAGACCTACAATAGAAACAAATATTTTTGGTGAACCTATAAGTGAAATAGGTAGTAGGTCAAATAAAAAGATTGATGATGAGATGGAACAACTTAAAAAATATAAAGCTCCAGCTAATATACCTAATGACCCTACTGCAATAAAACCATTGCCTATAGCACAAATGGGTAAAGATTTTTTATTTAATTATACACCTAAAGGTTCTAGTTCTTCTGATAATACTTCTAACTTTGGACAACCTAATCTTAACTATATTGATCCAAAAGATGACTTAAGTTTTAGTGTAGATCCAATGGGTGGTTTAGGACATTCTTTACAAAATCTTGCAGCTAATATTAATATACCAGCTGGTTTTGGTCAATATCCTACTGTTGAAGATCCTCCAGCTCCTAATTCAGATCCTGATGGTGACGGTATACCTACAGGTATTGATTCAACTCCAGAAGGAGATAGTGGTTTTAACTTTAGTCCTCAAGAAGATAATGATGGATCTGGTGGTGGATCTGGTGGTGGATCTGGTGGTGGATCTGGTGGTGGATCTGGTGGTGGAGATAAGTCAAATTCTAATAATAATTCAGGAGGAGATGAAGTTGTTCCTGGTAGTGACAATGATATTGATAATGACGGTATACAAGATGATAAGGAAGCAGCAGATGGTAAAATTGTTTGTCAACAATGTAGTCCTGATGGATCAGGTCCAATAAGTCAAATGTTTGATGGTCCAGAGTGTCCTGCAGGATTTGAACCTGAAAGTGATATTAATCCTTGTGACGGAATGAAAAAGCAAGAAGATCCTTCTGCGGAGACTGAAGATATTGAAAAAGTTAAACCCGGTTGGCATAGTCCTGATATTTATAGTATTCATCCTGGCTTAGATGAAACTGCATTGGGTGCATTAGCAGGATGGGTTCATGGTGCTGGTGTTGATTTTGGATTATGGGATCCAGGATTTAAAAGCGGTAAAGAAAAAGAAGAAGTAGAAAAAGAAGTAGAGGAAAAAGAATTAGAAAAAGAATCTAAAAATAATGAAGTTAGTGAATTAGAAAATGTAGAAGAAAATAATGAAGAAGAAAATTTAGAAGATAGTTCACAAGACATAGATGAAAATGAAGTTATAGATGATGGAGAAGGTTCATTTAGTGAAGTATTTGCTAAAAAGAGAGAAGAGCTTGGTCCTGGTAAAACATTTACTTGGAATGGTAAATCATATACAACTTGGTATGAAGGTGAAGAGGAAGCTAGCACAGGTAATGGAAATGGAGATGGTGATGGTGATAGCGTAACACCTTCAGAAAACTTACAAAACTATAATCAAGAAATGGAAGATTTATGGAATGATCCAAATGGAGATTCTGTATTTTGGAATGATGAAATGAGACAAAGACACCGTGACAGACATTTTAATGAAGATGGTACGCCTAAAACACAAGAACAAAAAGATGCTGAGGCAAAGCAAAGAGAAGAAGAATCTAAAAGTAAAATGTACTTTGATGAAGATACTGGTGAATACTATACTAATCATCCAAACATGTATGATGAAAATGATCAGTTATTGCCTCAATACCAAATGTTAGGTGGAGGTATACCAAAGTTTCAACCTGGAGGTGGAATACTATCTGGTCAAAGTGTAAAATATTCTTCAAATCCAAGTAAAGCAAAAGAGTTAGATAGAGATGGTGATGGAATAATTGAGGTTGATGAATCTTTTAAAATATCTGACAAAGATATGAAATTAAAAGAAGATGATGACCAAACATGGTTAGAATGGGCTGAGTCAGGATCACCTTTAAGAGAATTAGGTTACCGTTCATTATCTAATTTTATAGATCTGCTTACTATACCAGGTAAAGTTGTAGCAGAAACAACAGAAGCTATCACTGGAGAAGGTGATGGAACGTTTAATATTTTAGATGCTTTACCTTCAATGGAAGGAGAGTTTGGATTTAAAACTGCTGCAGGTAATCCATCAAAAACATTTTCATCAGTTGTTAATCCAGAAGGAAGTTTTATAGCAAATTTAGGATTAGATATTTTAACAGATCCTTTGACGTGGACAGGTGTTGGTGCAGCTTCTAAAGTAAACAAATTAGATGATTTAGCAAATATTACTTCAAAAGCAACTGTATTAGGAGATGATGTAACAAAGACTGTTGTAACATCATCATCAGATGATGCTGCAAATATATCAACCAAGTTGCCAAATAAAACAAAGACAGATTTATACTCAGAAGACTTTTTATCTAAACAACCTAATTTTACATCTGAAAGTCCTTACTTAGGAGGTCTTGATTTTGAAAAGCTACCTGATAAGTATAAAAAAATATTAGAGGATCAACGTGCTATAAATAGAGCTGCTGTTAATAAAGAATATTCAATGGCTATAAATGATATAAGTAGTCCAGAAGGTATGAAAAGGTTAGGTGATGATTTAACAGAACTATTAGTTAAAGGGGATAAAAGATCAGGTTGGGGAGGTTATTATCCTAATGCTAGTCTAATTCCAGATGGAATGGTAGATGATGCCGTAAATAATTATATAGAATCTTTAAAGAAAATAAAAGTAACAAGCAAGCCAAAGAAAAGTACTGGTTCAGCATGGTGGGAATTAGGACAGGAGACACAATTTATAGATGAAGCTTATGGACCATTTGGAATGTTTACAAGACAAAAAGAATTTACTGTACCTTTTTCTCAACCTAGGATAAATGTAAATCCAGATGTACATCCATCATCTTTAAAGTTATTAATAAATCATGAAATAGGACATCTTAATCAAGCTCTTCCTGCATTTTTAGATATGAAAAAATTTGATCCTAATAGATTTAAGAGTCTAAAAGCAATGAGTGATGAGTTCTTGGAAACACCTCGTATGGATGAATTTGGAAGATTAAAATTAGATGATGATTGGAACTTTGCACAAGCAATTCAAAGTCTTGGTAATAGAAATCCTAATTGGAGTAATGCAGGATATAGAGCTGAAAGTGCAATTGATAGAAGATTGCTTGATGATTTAGAGTTGGATTATAATATTGGAACAAGACAGGCTAATGCTAATATAGAAGATATGTTTGGGCCAGCAAGTGCATCTCCAACAGCTGATGTAAGAAATATGTATCAAACAGCTCCTTTTGGTTCTTACAAATATTTTAGAGAAGGATCAGGAAGAGGAAAAGAAGCAGCTCCTTATCTATCAGAAATTAGATCTGATCTGATGCAAAGAGGTTTAATTAAAAATAGATATGATAAAGTAACTCCAGAGATGCTGAGAAACTATAACAGAATTTATGATAGTCAAAGAGGCTTTACAGCATCAGCTCCTAATCCATATTTTCAAGATGTAAGGTTAATGAATCTTATGAGACCTGAGTTTCAATTTAAATCTACGGATGAGTATATGAAAAATTTAGGTGTTCTATCTAAAAACTTAAATAAATTACCTGTTGCATTACCTTTTACTTTACCTTTGTTAAGTTTAGATAAACAAAAAGATGGTACAGAGTTACGTAAAGCACAAAGTGGTATTGATAAGTCAGACTATAGTGAACAGATAAGATTAATGGAAATGCAAAACAGTCCTGATAATCCTGTTATATCTAATTCTGTAGTAAATAGTAATAACCTTAAAGAAGAAAATTTATTTAAGGGAATGCAATTACCTATAATTATGGGATCAGAAGGTTCTTTAGATAATATTAACTTTGATAATACAGCTGCTAATAATGCTAGTTTAAATGAATCACAAAATGTTACTGGTAGTGGAGATATATTTGGTGGATCTGGTAATGTTAATTTTGATCATTCAAATAGAAAAGAGCAATTTAGAGAGTTTACTGATTTGTTTAGAAGAAAAGGAAATAAAAAAGCTTTAAAGAATCAAGAAGTTATTGAACCTAATAATGAGAGTGAAATACCATTTTTAGGTGCAGGACCTTTTGACATTGTAGCAGAAAATGCAGGATTAGAATCTGACTTTAGTAGTATACCTCCTAGCCAAGGTACTAACCAAGGTACTAATAATATGAGTTTTGATTTAGGAGATATAGAAGATCCTTTAGCAGATGATGATGGAATACTGGAAGAGGAAGAAGAAATAACTATATTAGATACTGCTCAAAATAATAATCAGAACAATAATCAAAATAATAATCAAAATATTAATCAAGATGGTGATCAAGATGGTGATCAAGAGCAAGGAAATATTTTTAATACAGGAACAGGTGATGATGATCAAGTAGACTCTAGTTTTCCTGATGCGGATGGTGATGGTATACCTGATTCAATAGATGCAGATAGTGCAGCAGAACCTGAAGAAGCTACTGTAGAAGGATGTCCTTGTGAAGATGGAACAATGAAACCTGAATGTTGTAAAGAGGAGGAAGAAGAAGAAACTCAAGAAGAAGAGGAGGAAGAAAAGAAAAAGAAAGATGATGATGTATACAGAAATCCTTTTAGAGCTCTTGTACAAGCTGGACAGAAAGGTAAGTTTATAGCAAGACAACGTGCTGATAGAAAGTTTCAACAAGCACGTGTAAATAGAACAACATCAGATGCTTTATATGGTGATGATGCTACGTATGCTACTAATCAAGGTGTGGGTAGACCTGATGGAAATGTAACAGAGTTTTATGGAAAGTATGGTGTAGAAGTTGATGATGATGTATTAGGTGAATTAATTGCTGCAGGTGCAGATATAGAAATTTTATAATTATGACAGAAGTAAATTTAGATATAGAAAAAATAGTAGTAGTTCAAATGATTGGTTTACCAGAAAATGAAACTATTTTAAATTATGTTGATCAAGTAGATAGAGATAAAGTTACAATATATAGAACTCCTGGAGCTACAAGGCAAGGATATTTAGTAAGACAAGATACTATAGATGAATTAGAAAATAATGGAGTGCAGGTTATATTACCTAGAGAGTATTATCAGATAGTGGAAAACGGAACAAGTTAAATAATTATAATTATGGCTAAAATAAATTTAAAGAAAGGTTTACCAAAAGGTTTTAAAATGGAAGGCAATAAGATTGTTAAAGATACTAGATTTGCTCATGGTGGTAATACTGGTATTAGTACAGGTCAACAACGTGGCTATTCTATGGTTACTAATCCTTTTGGATATGATGCAATAGATGAGTCATCTTATGATTCTCCATATAATAAAGTTAATACTTCTATAAAATCTGTTCCTAGATCCCAGGCTAATATAGAGGCAGAAGGTGGAGAAACAATACTTACAGATACTAATAATGATGGTGTATTTGAATTTTATGACATAGTTGGTAAAAGACACCATAAGGGTGGTGTACCTTTAGATGTTCCAGAACAATCATTTGTTTTTTCTGATACAGGTAAAATGAAATTGAATAAGGGTGAGATGGAAGAGATGAATATTCAATCTGATAAAAAATTAACACCTGCTAAAATATCTAAAAACTATAAACTAAATGAACATATAGCAACTCTTGATAATCCTTTGTCTGATAAAATAGCAATAGATACTGCAGAGTATATGTTAGATAAGAATAAAAAGAAGCTTTCTCAATTAGCTTTTTTACAAGAAGCAAAAAAAGGTTTTGAAGAAGGTGTACCTTTAGCTTCATATCCTTATTTAAAGGATAAAGGTATTGATCCTATTCAGTATTCTGCTGAGATACAAAATATATCTGAGCAAGAGGCAGCTGCTCAAGACATTGCACAAAGACCTGTTGATCAACGAGAGATGATAGAAAAGTTATCACAGTTTATACAACAAGCTGAAACTCAACAACCACAAATGGAACAAGGTCCAAATCAAATGGGAGCCCCAAGTGAAATGCAAGATCCAAATATGATGGCGCAAGGAATGCCACCTCAAGGTCAAATGGCTCCTCCTGCAATGGGGCAAGATCCTTTTGCTCAAAATTCTTTACAATCGTTTATGCCAGGGCAACCATTACCACAAGCGCAAGAAGGATTTACAGAAGAACAAATTGCTGATCTTAAAGCTAAAGGTATTGAGTGGAATGCAGAAACAGGTTCATGGAATGCACCTGCAGGAAACTATAATGAAGGTCAGGCAGCAGCTTTAGCAAATCAAGTTAAACAAGGTAATACAGTTCTTACAACACAAGGTCTTGGAGATGTTGGTATTGGAGATGAAAAAGGTAGACAAACTAAACAAACTGATGAGTTTGGTAATGTTTATTATTTACAAGGTGAAGGTAAATTTGATAAAGAAGATTTCTGGAGTAGACAAGGTCCACTTATTGAAGGTATTAAAGATGAAGATGGTAATCAAGTGTATACAAAGGACAACTTTGATATGTTTAATAAAGATCATATTGGTGCTTTCCAAAAAGAGAAGAATGCATACTTAGATAGATTAGCTGAATCAGATGCTGATATAAAAGCTAAGTATACTGTAGATGGTGTATTTGATAAAGATTCTTACTATAATGATTATCATGGATATTTTGGTGAAGCAGGAAAAACTTATACTGCACAAGATAATATGCTTGGTGAGTATACTTATAGTGATCCAGGAATAATAGCTGCAGAACAAACTTTAACACCAGAAGTAGTTATTAATGAACCTATTGAAGAAATAGAGGCACCAAAAGTTCCAGACTTTGAACCAGATATGGAAATGCCTGAGCCAGAGTTTTGGATACAAGATCAATTAAAAATGATGAATTTGATGGGAGCTAAAATGAATCTAAAAAAACGTAGACCATGGGAGGCAACCAATCAAGCATATACATTAGATAAGCAAGTTGTTGATCCACGAGGTGAAATACAAGATGTACAAGAGCAAGCTAGAATGGCTGGTGATACAACTGCATGGGCAGGATCAAAAAGGAATATGGCTGCTAAGTTAAGAGCTCAGGGTGTAGCTGGTAAACAGATATCACAAATAATGGATAAGTCTAATGAGGCTAATTTAAAGGCAGCTATACAAACTGGCAATATGAATGCTACTATTCAAAATCAAGTTAATCAAAAAAATAATGCAATACATTCTAGATTACATGATAAGAATATAGCAGTGGAGCAAAATTTTGATAATGCTATGGCGGAGTTAAATACTTTGTTAACAGATCAGTTAGCTAATTCATATACTAATATGGCAAATACATATAATATGAATACGCTATATCCTCAGTTTAATATTGATCCTAGTACAGGAGGTATGATTACAGATACTAATTTACAAAAATTGTACCCTAAACCTCAAGTACCAGAACAAAGTAAAACAGATAGATTTATTGCTAGCATGGATGAATTAAAAAAGAGAGGTATTGATCCAGAAAAAATGCCAGCAGGTACTATAAATCAACTTGCAGGATTATCAGCTGAAGATGCAGATGCTGATGCTGCAAATCAAAACCCTTATGCACAAGCAAGTCCTTTTGCTGATGTATTAGGTAATGTTGGTTATCCTGGAAGTCAAAGTCAATCTGTACCTTTCTTTACTCCTGAGAATAGTAAATTTGGAACAGAGAAGGCTAGAAAAAGATTTAGAATAGCTAGAAAAGGAGCAGAATTAAGAAAATGGTTCTCACCTTTACAGGGAAAATTTGCAAATTAAACTTAAAAAGTGTATTATGATAAATATGACAAACTATAAAAATTTAGTATCTTAGTATTATGGCAACTTATTTACCAGGGATTAAACAATATATACCTCAGCTAAAGACATTTACGCCTGATTATAAATTTTTGCAAGATGTTTTACAAAAGAGACAAGATAGGTATACTACAAACTATAATGAATTAAATGATTTATATGGTAAAGTAGTGTATGCTGATTTGTCTAGAAAGGATAATCAACAAGTTAGAGATCAATACGCAAATCAATTAACTGAAAAGTTAGAACAAGTAAGTGGTACAGATCTTTCTTTACAAGGTAATGTAGATGCTGCTAAAGCATTGTTTAGACCTTTTTATGAAGATAAGCATATAGTGAAAGATATATTATTTACTAAGACTTATCAAGATCAACAAAGATATGCACAATCTTTAATGAATTCTCCAGATCCTAAAGTAAGAAAAAAATATTGGGACTATGGTATGGAAGGTTTACAAATGGATATGGAAAAGTTTCAAAATTCTAAAAGAGAAGAAACATTAAATTTAGCAAATCCTACATATGTTGAAAATGTAGATTTAGTTAATAGAGGAATTGAAGCTCTAAAAGAATCAGATATGTCAATTACAAAAACTACTCCTGTAGGTAATTGGCTTGTAACAGTTAAGAATGGACCTAACTTAACTAGTCAAATAGTTGGATATGAAGAAGGTCCAGATGGCAAACCTGATAAATCTAGACCTATTACTAATTCACCTGCTATGGATTATTTACAGCAGACATTATTAGAAGATCCTTTAGTTATTAGAGCTTATGCATTAAAAGCAAAAGTTGATGGTAATAGATTTGCTAAAGCAAATGCTGATAAGTTTGGTAGTTATGATGCTGCTGTAAAAGAATGGGCTAAAGCTACATTAGATAAATACAAAAAACAAGATGAAAAACTTTTAACTAAAGTTCAAGCTGATTTAATTGGAGCAACTGCAGACAATGATTCTTGGGAAAGGTATAAACAAAAAATGGGTATAGTACCTGGTAGTAAACAAGAAGAGCAATTATTAAGAAAGCAATATAACAAAAGGCTTCTTAATCAAACAATGAATATGAAAGTTAAAAATCACAAAGAACTTTCACAACCATCTACTAATTTACAGAACTATTTAAATTTAGCATACAAAGCACAGATGATGGGTGAACTAGGAGGTGATATGGCTTCAGCTGCTATAGCTTATAGTAATATAGATTATGAAGAAACTTTTGAAGCTAACCCTTTTATTGTTAAACAGCATGAGCATTTATATAGAATGAAAGAGAAGAAGTATGCTCATGATCTTGCTATGATAAAACAAGCTGATAAGTATGCAAGAGAAGCCATTCTTAAAGATCAAGAAGAACAGAAAGCAAAAAATGGTGATGGTGTAATATTTGGTGAAAATGGAGTTACATATGGTGAAGATGACATGAGTGTAGAACTATCACAAATGAACTGGTTTGATCAACAAATGGAAACTAAGAAGGGGGCCTATGATAAATTAAACAAAATGAATGTTGATTTTATCAAGACAATGTATGATGGTTCAAAAAGTTTTTCTGATATAGTAAGAGATGGTAATGCTCCTGGTATGATTACTTATAATAAAGCAATTACAGATGAGTTTGGTAATGTATTAAGAAATGAAGAAGTAACTGGTAACTTTGAACAGTTTGCTCAAGATATGATGAAGTTTGAAAATAAAACTGAATTAGACAGAATATACCAGCATGCATATAAATTATATAATGCAGTAGACGAAGCTAATGATGGTAGTAGTGTAAGATCTAATGCTGACCGTTTATTAGATCCTCAATTTCAAAAGAGAGCCAATCAGCAAATAAGAGCTATTGATGCGTTTAAACAAAGAATGAATGTTGCAGATGAAACTCTTAACTCATCTGTTTATCAACAATACAGATTACTTACAGATGAAGAAGATCAAACAAATCAAGTTGGTGGTAATAAAGGTGGTTATGCTGGTAAATTTAAAGAGAAAGGTATAGGTTCAAGAGATAGTTGGCATTTGTTTGGAAGAGGGGACGGTGTTTTACAAGAAGCTTGGGGTATGCATCCTATAGTATTACCAGACAAAATGGTTGATGAGATGATGAATGGTATGTTATATAATGATATAAAAGGAAACTATAAGTATGATAAATACAAGGATGGTAAAGATTTAGTAATGTTATCAGAAGATCAATATGTGCAAGCATTTATTAATTCTGTAGCTGGTCAACTTAATAAAGTAAAAACTGTTTCTGATAATCCAGATAACTATAACCTATGGGGATTTAAAGAGCAGAAGTCAGATTTAATGTCTAATAGTAATCCACAATTTTTAGATTGGGATAGTCAAAAGAGTTATGGACAAAGAGGGCAACCTACTATACTAGGAAAGTTTTGGGATTATGATAGTAAAAAAGGATGGTCATTTGATAAAGAAGCTGCAGATTATTATGCAAGAGAATATTACAGACAACAAAAGGGTTGGATGGGTGATAGAATGACGGCTTCAAATGCAGGTGAAGGGGGTATGCCTACTGGTAACTATTATGCATTATTAAATGGTTTACCAGGAGGAGATACTGCAGGTGATGCAACCTTTAGAGGTAACTATGGTTTTTCTTATGATCATAAAACAAATCAAAGTGAAGCATCTCAATTAGCACTGCAAGAGTTAAACAATATGGTGCGTATAAATAATATGACAGATGATCTTTATACTTTTGATATAGGTAAGAAAGGTACAGATTTACCATTTGGAGAACCATTTAAAGGTGATGACGATCAGGCAAAGAATTTAGGTAAATGGCAAAAGAATGGTGCTAAAGATATAGAGTTTTCACAATTGGTGTTTGATTATATGATACAAGAAATGGGTAGGCAAAATAAAACACAAGGTGCTCCACAAGTTGACATAACACGTAGAGAAAATGTAATTGATGGTGGTGGTGAATGGGGTAGTTATGAGATGACACTTGGACGTGATTTTGCAAATAATTTTGTAAAGAATAGGAAGACAGAATTACAAAGTGAATATAAGGATCAAATTAATAAATTTATAACTGATCCATCTATTACTTATTACTTTAAAAGAGAAGTTGATGGATCTCCATATAAAACATCTGAAATAGAATATTCTGATATTAAGATGTTAATTGATGTAGATGGTGTTTATCATGATACTTATGATAAAGCTGGTAATTATAGTATAACTAAAAATAATTATGGACAATATGAAATTATTAGTAACCCACTAAGGTTTGATTATCAAAGTGGTACATTAGTTCCAGGTCCTACAATAAATAAAGTATTAGATCCTAAGACTATGAATTTAGACATGGTTGTTCAAAACATGGATATTTATTTTGAAAATTTACATAAACATAATTTAGCTAATGAAGTTAAATATAATAAAGCTAATGGTGTAATACCTGAAGTATAAAAACCTGAACATGGCAGAAGAAAATGTTAATATAAATAATGAAGAGTTAACAAATTCTAATTTGGATTTAAAAGACTCTGATCCAGTTGTTAATCCGACTAGTACACAGGAGCCAATAAATCCATTATTGAATTTACCTAATGATGCTATTGTAAACAATCAGCCTGTTATAAATTCTGCTGATTTACCTACTGCAACAAGAGAAGCAAAAGATTTTACACTACCTAATTTAGATGTTCCATCTACAACAGATTATGCATATCCGCAGCTTACTCAATCTTCTTTACAAGATGCTATAAGCGAAATGGAAACAGATGGTTATTTTCAAAATGCTTATGGTGCAGGTCAAATAACTCCTGCAACACTACAAGCTATACAAGAAGTTGAAGCTCCTATAAATCAATATCTTTATTCAGATTATGCAAATACAAGTAGCCCTAGACCTAGTAGAGGTTATCTAGATGATGATCCATATGGTCAAATGACTGGGGATTATGATTATGATTCTGATCTAGGTTTAGCTCAAGGTTTTGAAAATGCATTGTATCAAAGTATTTTAGATACTCCAAAAGAAAAGGCTCCAGGTCTTAAACCTCCTGTTGTATTTGGGGCAAGAGCTTATAATCTAGATAGATATATGGCTCATCCTAAATTTAGTGATTTAGGTTTTCATCCTTTTAGAGATAATGAAGAATATTATAATGACGGAAGAACTACTAGATTTCAAAATGGTAGAAGAACATTTAATGCATATTGGGATATGTTTTTT